GCCTTCACGCAGCCGCCGGACGGGATGGTAGGCGTCGAGTTCGGGTTCGTCGGGCAGGACATGCTGGCGCCGCAGTCGTCGCAGTATTTCACCGCCGCGACCGATACCACGTCGCAGCCGATGGCCGCGGTGGACGCGATCGTGTGCTACAACGGCGCACAGGTCGCGACGCTGTCCGGCGCGTCCCTGTCCCTCGACCTCGGGCTGTCGACGACGCCGGTGATCGGCGCGAATGTGTCGCCGGACGTGTTCGAGGGCGTGGCGAACGTCACGGGGTCGTTGACGTTCCTCAAGCAGAACACGACGATCATGTCGCAGTTCGTCGGGGAGACGAACCCGCTGTCCCTGCAGCTGCTGTACCGCGAGGCGGGCACCAACGGGTTCGTGGCGATCAATGTGGGATCGTTCACGGTCGGGAGCGTCGAGACGGAGCGGATCGGGCCGAGCGGCGCGCAGCTGGAGACGGCGCAGATTCTCGTCGGCATCCCGACCGCGTCGGACCGTGACGCGTCCATGATCACGCTCTGCACGTCGGCCGCGTGATCGACCTCGACTTCTCCGAAGGCACCCGCACGACGTCGATTCTCGAACTGGTCGACGTCGACGCGGGCGTGCGGCTGTGCGATGGCGGCGCGGTCGTCACCCTCACGCTCCGCTGGCCGGACGATCCGGCGATCGCACGCGAGCGCAACACGTTCTTCGCGACGCAGAACGCCCTGGCGGACGCGATCGAGACCGCGACCGACTCCACACGCGCCGGTGCCTTGATGGCGCAGCGGGAAGACGCGCTGCGGGCCTACGCCGCGGCGCTGGTCTGCGGGTGGTCGCTGTCGGCGCCGTGCACGCCGGACGGGGTGCTGGCGCTGTTCGCGCGCGCGCCGTTCGCGTACGCGCTGGTCGTCGAGGCCGCGGGGGACCACGAGCGTTTTTTACCCGAGTCGCTGCGTGCCTCACGCAGCGCGTCCGCGCCCTCGTCGCCGGCAGTCGCCGGATGAAGGACGGCAAGACAGCGCGGGAGCACGTGGCCGCGTTCGCGGCGCGTGATCCGGTCAACGGGGCGGCGGAACTGGCGGCACTGACGCCGCAGCCCGTGCCGCCGTGCGCCGCGCATGCCGTCGCCGCGTTTGAGTCGTTGTCGGCGGGCCGTGGCGCGTCGATGAGCGGCCCGCGCGCGCTGTCGCTGTCGGATGTGTCGTCCTACGCCACGCTGGTGGCCCCCCTCACGCCCCGCGACGTGTCGTGGGTGCTGACGATGGACCGCGCGTTCTTGGAGGCTGCGGCCAATGGATGAACTGGCGAGGCTGACGATCCGGGTGGACGACCGCGACGCCCCGCGCGTGGTCAAGAACCTCGACGACGTCACCAAGGCCACGAAGCGGGCCGAAGACGGCGCCGCGAAGATGGCGTCGTCGGTCAAGTCGATGCTGGGCGGCCTCGCGGCGGCGCTGTCCGTGCGAGAGCTGGTGAATTACTCGGACGCCGCGACCAACCTCTCGAACCGGCTCCGGCTGGTCACGACCTCGGAGCAGGACCGCATTCGCACGTCGCGCGAACTGTTCGAGGTGTCGCGCCGCACTCGCTCCGATGTGACCGCGACGGCGGAACTGTACGTGAAGCTGCGGCAGTCGAACGAGTCGCTCAACTACACGACGCAGCAGACGACGGACCTCACCGAAGCGTTCGCGCTGGCGCTCAAGGCGTCCGGCGCGGACGCGGCGACCAGTGCGGGCGCCATTCGGCAATTTGCACAGGCCATGGCCTCCGGCGCCGTGAGGGGTGACGAGTTTGTCACGATCTCCGAAGCGGCGCCGGTCGTGCTGCAGCTGCTGCAGCAGGAGCTCGGCAAGTCGTCGGCGGGACTGCGGAAGATGAAGGAGGACGGCGAGCTCACGGCCGGCGTGATCGGTGGCGTGCTGCTCAAGAACCTCGACGCGCTGCGCACGCAGGCCGCCGGGTCGGTGATGACGATCGCGGACGGGTTCACCGCGTTCCGTAACTCGGTCATCCGCACGATCGGCGCGTCGAACGACCTCGCGGCGGCCACGAAGAACATCGCGGAAGGGCTCGCGAACGCCGGCAAGTTCCTCGAGGAGAACGGCCCCGTGCTCGGCCAGCTCGTGAAGTTCACAGCGGTCGCGTGGGGCGCACAGCGCGCAGTCACGGCGCTGTCGGCGTCCGTCGCCGCCCTCAACGGCATGTCGGTCGCCGCGCTGGCGGGTCGACTCGGCCCGCTGATCGCCGTGCTTGCGCCGTTCGCCGGGTTCGCCGCGAAGGGCATGCGGGACGCGAGTGATGCGCAGGACCGGGCGGCGGAAGTGCAGCGCGTTGCGGCGCTCCCCGCCGGTGAGCGGGACACGCTGGCCGCTGGCGTCGCGCAGTCTCGCACGGCCGTAGAGACGCGCCGGATCGAGATTGCGCGCCAGCAGGCGCAGATGTACGACCAGGCACTGCAGGCCGAAGACGCGCGGCTCAACAAGCGACTGCAGCAGCTGAAGGCCCAGCAAGAGATCATCCGGGACGCCGGCGGCTACACGGCGGCGGTGGCAGGGGACGGGGGCGGGGCGCCGACGCCCGGCACGCGCCCAATCCTCGAAGACGCGAAGCGCCTCCGCGAGCTCACCCGCGAGCGCGAGCAGCGCGACATCACCGATCAGGCGGACCGGCGGGAAGGCGAGCTCGCCTATCGGGACTTCGTCGACTCGATCGGCCGCGACGTGGCGCGCGAGCGGAAGTCGTCGGGCTTCATGGACGGGATCAGCGTCGACCTGCCGGACATGGCGGAAGTCGCGCAGCTCGAGCGGGCGGGCGCGTCGCTGGCCGAGTCGGCGCGCGCGGCGCAGTCGGTGTCGCAAGCGCTGGCCGACGGACTGCAGCGGTCGATTGCGCAGGGCATCGCCGGCGGGTTCGGTGAAGGCGCACGCAGCCTGCAGGCGTTCGCGGACAACCTCCGCCGGACGCTGATCAACGCGCTCTCGGAAGGGCTGGCGAATCGCGTCGTTGGTGGCCTGATGGGCGGCGGGTCCGGCGGCGGTGTGGGCGGGCTGTTGGGTGGGTTGCTGGGTGGCGGGGGCGCGGGCAAGACCGCCGGTATCGCCAAGGGCGGCGCGGCGTTCGGCGGGCTCGGGCTCGCCGGGCTCGGCGTGGGGCTGCTCGCGGGATCGACGATCCTCAATCTGTTCAAGCCCGACAAGAATCAGGGCTATGGCACGTTCATGCCGGGGCAGTCGATCACGCCGCAAGCGGAGGTCGCTCGCGCGGGCACCTACAACGCGCCCAGTGGCTTCAACGCGGGAGCGTACCGCTTCGAGGCCGGTCGGCCTAGCGGCACGGCGGTCACGGGCAACAACATCGTGATCGCGGTGCCGGAAGGCACGACGCGCGAGCAGGCGGAAGCGATCCTGCGCGAACTGGAACGCCTCGCGCGCGCGCAGGGCCTGCCGACCGGCACGCTGCCGACGAGCCCCGCATGATCACGATCGCGGGCACCGCGTACGCGATGCAGGCGCCGTTCCGTGAAGTCAAAGAGTCCGTGGGCGAGCAGGACCGCGCCTTCGACGGCGGGCTGTACTCCCAAGCCCGTGCCACGAAGCGGCGGTGGACCGGTTCCACGTCGTTCCTCTCCGCGGCGCAGCTCGCGACGCTGGAAGCGGCGGTGGTCAACGACACGCCCGTCACCGTCGTCGACACGCTGCGCAGCATCACGATCACGGCGATGGTCCGCGTCGAGCCGCAGGTCGGCGTCGGCGCGCTGTGGACGGCCGACCTCGACATCCGCGAGGTCTAGGTGGCGCGCACCATCGCGGGCGCCGAACGGACGCTGCTCGCGGGCCGCAACGTCGCGCATTTCCTCCGGGTGCAGGTCCGCAACACGGCGGGCACGCTGGTCGATCTCCGGTCCGTCGGTGGGCGCGACTACCAACTGTCGGCGACCATCGTCTCGAACGTCGACACGCCGGCAGACACGGCGACGGTCGTCATCCGGGCTGGCAACGGGGCGACCTCCGTCGCGCCGCTGATGACGTCCGCGAGCGCGAACAGCGGTGGCCGGCTGATCGACGTCGGCCGTGGGATCGTGATCGATGTCGCCGTGCTCGCGATCGGGTCGAGTCCATCGGGCGGTGACTGGCGGACCGTCTTCGACGGCACCATCGACACGGTCAGCCAGGGCGACGGCCAGCGGCTGACGCTGTCGTGCCGCAACCGCATGCTGCCGATCTTGGATGCGTCGTCCGCCAGCACGACGGCGATCCTGCCCGCGTCCGCAGAGTCGATGATTGCGTCGCTGCTGACGCTCGGGCTGAGCACGGGCGCGCCGACGCTCGTCACGCCATCGTCGCCCGGCTGGTCGCCAGCCAAGATTGACGTGCAGCGCGGCGACTCGGTGTGGCAAAAGATCGCCACCATCGCGGACCAGATCGGGTGGCTCGTGCGCTACCGATGGAACGGCAACACGCCGGAGCTGCGATTCTCCGCGCCCAACCGCTCCCTCGCGTCCGCCGACTGGACGCTGGCGGCGTCCGAAGTCGCGGCAGTGCGCGAGGCGGCGCTCGACCTCGCGGCCGTGCGCAACGAGATCCAGGTCGGCTACCGCGCGTCGCCCACGGCCGCGCTGCAGGTCGCCCTCGCGCAAGACAGCGCGTCGATCACGGCCTACGGCACGCGGCGGCTGATCATCGACGAGGAGGCCTCGTCCCAGATCGACACGCTGGCCGAGGCGCAAGCCATGGCGGATGCGATCTTGAGCGACCTCAAGGTGCCGCCGTACTCGCACACGTTGACGCACCGCCACGCGTTTTGGGCAGTCGAGGTCGGTGATATCGTCGATGTCGCGGCCAACAACGTGACCCATGACGCGACGCAGCGCCTCGCAGTCGTTGGGACCGAACTGGCCTTGAGCAACGGCGGCGGGTCCATGACGCTGCGGCTGCGCGGCGCACCCGCGTCGCGCACGTCGTCATGGCTGACGCTGGGCGGGGCAGGCGACCCGCTGCCGCCAGCGCTCGTGGCGCGTGTGCTCACGCAGGGCGACGGGACGCGCACGCGAGTGCAGGTGGACACGGTGCCAGCGGGCGGCACCGTGCAACTGCTGTCGTCCACGGCGACCCGGCTGGCTGGCCTCACGGCGGGGACATCTGGC